CTCGTCGTCGACATCACCAAGGCCACCGCGCCCAACACCATCAAGAGGAGCATCTAATGGCAACCATCGAAGGTAACGTCGTCTTCGCGTCCGGCACGACTGCGGAGTGGTCGACCTCGATCTACGTTCCCGCGAAGAACGAAGTCATCATCCGCGACGGGGTCATGTACCTCGGCGACGGGACGACCCTCGGCAAGAACCTCGCCGTCAAGGTCTCCGGCGCGACCGGTGCGACCGGCGCGACCGGCCCCGCGGGTCCGACCGGGCCCCAGGGTCCCGCCGGTACCGGCACCGCCATCACCAAGCTCTCGAAGACGGCGCCGGTCCCGACCGGAACGCCCGCGGGCTTCATCATCCGGAGCGCTAGCTGATGGCCGATCGTCTCGTCAACTTCGACGGAGCGGACGACCTCCTCCGCTCGCCGTGGACGCTGAGCCCGACCGGGTCCTTCGGGATCAGGTCCGGGAAGGCTCAGTACCTCTCCACGGCCACCGCCGCAATCGCGATCTACGGCGAGCCCGTCGATTCGCAGAACATGCTCACCGAGGTCGAGATTCACGTCTCGCTCGCGGCGTGGATCGTTGCCACTCGAGTCACCGGCGACGGCGCGAACTACTACGGCGTGCGCCGGGCGAGCCCGACGACGATGTCCATCGTCGCGGTCGTCGGCGGCGCTCAGTTCGCGACGATCGGGAGCGCCATCGCCTACGCCGTTCCGACCAACACCCCGTACTCCGTTCGGGTCCAGGCGGTCGGCTCGGAAATCAGGGCGTGGGTCAACCCCGGACACGCCCCGTCGCTCGGCCTCACGGGTACCGGTTGGGAGCCGGTCGCCTCCGTCGCGGGTGTCAACGGCGCCACGACGACCGACCCCGGTATCCGCACCGACACCCGCGTCACGGGCGGCCTCTACGGCGCCTTCCGCATCTCGGCGTCGGGCGCGCAGGGGACGACCTTCGACGGCTTCCGGGTCGCGGACGTCGTCGCCGTCACGGACACGACTCCCCCGTCGGCGCCCGGCCTCTCGATCAGCAACAAGACCGGGACGTCCGCGACGCTCAACATCTCCACTCCGTCGACCGACGCGAGCGGCATCTCGAAGTACGACGCATGGTCGGGCGCGACGGATCAGGGGCCGCTCATCTATGCCGGGCCCTCGACGGCGATCCCGCTCTCCGGTCTCACGCCCGGCGCGACGTACACGTACTCCGTCAAGGCGTACGACAACTCGGACGCGAAGAACCCGGGGCCGCTCTCGAGCATCACCTTCACCACCCTCTCGGACGCGCCGGTCACGACCGGGAACACGCTCTTCCGGGTGGAGTCGGTCGGCGCGACTCCGGATCAGATGGACGATCGGGAGATTCGCGTCTTCGACGGCGTCTCGGAGGAGATCGGCCTCGACTACGGGAACACGCTCTCGTACTGGGACGGGTCGACGGAGACGAAGATCGAACTCCCCGACGCGAACCCGTCGATCTCGCCGTGGCTCGGCCGGACCTACCGCGCGGACGGCGACTCGTCGAACGTCCCGCAGGGCAACAAGGGCTCGAACGGAATCGACTACGACTCGACGGAGGTCTGGGGTCGACTCGTCGCGGGCGGATGGTCCGGAAGTCCGTCGGCTGCGGACTACCCGAACGGTCTCGGCGTCACGGTCTCGAACAAGCACGCGAACTCCTCGACCTACCAGGACGTCCTCAACCGTCAGCTGACGATCGGGACGAACGCGTGGATTCCGAAGAGCTTCCAGCTTCAGACGATCGTCGCCGGAGGCAACGACGTCGGGAAGCTCGCCCGATCGGCCGCCGGTCGTCGGGGCATCGCGCACTCGCTCCGCGGGCTCCACCAGCTTCACCGCATCCGCGAGCGCATCACGACGTTCGCGGAGTCGGGCGCCTGGTCGGCGAGCGCGTGGGCGGGATCGGGGAACTCGAGGGTGACGACTGCGAACGGGGCGACCCTCTCGGCGAAGTTCACGGGCGCCGACGCGACGCTCTTCCTCATGGGCCAGACGTCCGGCGCCGGATCGGCATTCGAGGTCTACGTGGACGGCGTCCTCGTCCAGACCGGCACGACGAAGGATCAGTACGACGTCGCCCTCCTCGGCGGGACCTACGGCGCCGTTCCGATCATGCTCCGCGGCTACGCTTCGCAGTCCGAGCACACGGTCCTCGTCAAGCACGTCGGCGCGAACGGCGACCCTCTCGTCGTCGACTCGCTCTGCCCGTGGCTGGCGAACGAAGCCGAGATGCCGTTCGTGCTGATCGCTCCGCCCGCCTACTCGACGCCGGAGGGGTGGAGCAACTACCCGGCTCCGTACCCGACGAATGCGACGGTCGACGAAGTCCGGGTGATCTTCCTGAACGTCGCGCGGGAGTTCCCGTTCACGAAGAACATCGGCTACATCAAGGGCGACCGGATCAACACGGCCTTCCCGCCCGAGGACCCCAACCTCCGGATCGGAGACGGGCTCCACCCGAACCTCCAGGGGATGAAGAACTTCGCTTCGGCGGTTCTCGAGGAGCTTCGCTACTACACGCCGCTGAGCTAGGGCCCGCCTAGTCACGGTAAGATTCCGGGGACCGCCTACTCGTACTGCGAGAGGCGGTCCCCGACCTTTTACAGAAAGCAGGAAAGGCAATGGCCGAAGGCGTTGTGAAGACTCCCTACTCGACGGCGATGCCTTACGTGTCGGGGAGCCTTCCCGATTGGCTCGACCCCTTCGACGCGCAGCGGATTGCCAGTTACGATCTCTACGACGAGATGTTCCGCAACTCCGATCAGAGCTACGCGCTCATGCTTCGCGACGCGGACGATATCCCCATTTACATCCCGATCGCGAAGAAGATCATCAACACGCTCGCCCGGTACGTCGGCCGCGGATGGAACTTCTCCGTCTCGACCGAATCCGGAGAGGCGTCCGCGCAGGAGGAAGCCAAGGCCGCCTTCTCGAAGCTCTTCCGCCGCGAGCGGATGCTCTCCAAGTTCACATCCGGGAAGAAGGAGTGGCTCCGCCGGGGCGACTGGGTCTGGATGATCACCGCCGACCCCGACAAGCCCGAGGGGAAGCGCATCTCCGTCTCGTGCGTCGACCCGCGAACGTACTTCCCGATCATCTCCAACCTCGACGCCTCGAGGACTCTCGGCGTCCGTCTCATCGAGCAGATCGAAGAGGGCGACGACACCTTCGTCAAGGTCCAGCGGTGGCTCAAGCCCTCGCACCCGGAGCACCCGAACTTCGTCGATGCGAACGGCGACGGGGAGGGCGAGATCGACGAGACCACCGAGATCGCGTACGACCGGACCGTCTTCGAACTCGAGGACTGGGACGACCCGGAGAAGCGCGAGACCGTCCGATCCGAGGTACCGCTCGAGCCGCTCCCCGGCATCCACAACCTCCCGATCTACAACCTCCGCAACAACGAAGAGACCGACTCCCCGTTCGGGTCGAGCGACCTCTCCGGGATCGAGTCGATCATCTCCGGCGTCAACCAGGCCATCTCCGACGAGGACGAAGCGCTCGCCATCGCCGGGCTCGGCATGTACGTCACCGACTCCGGCGCGCCGGTCGACGCGGCCGACAACCCGGTCCCGTGGCAGTTCGGCCCGCGGCAGGTCGTCGAGATCGCCGAGGGTGCGACCTTCGTCCGGGTCGAGGGCATCGACGACGTCCAGCCCATCCAGGATCACGTCAAGTACCTCGAGCGGAACGCCAACGCGACGCTCGGAGTCAACGACGTCGCGCTCGGCGAGACGGAGGGCTCCGTCCAGATCAGCGGCATCGCCCTCTCGATCAAGATGCAGCCCCTCTTCGACGCGGCCGACGAGAAGGATCAGGTCATCGAGGACGTCATGAATCAGATGTTCCACGATCTCCGCGAGTGGTTCGCCGTCTACGAAGGCATCGACATGGGCTCCGACGAAGACGAGGACGGCGGGGTCCAGATTCTCTCCGTCACGAACAAGTCCGACCGGCTCCCGTTCGATCGGGAGGGCCGGTGGAAGGAGCTCATGGAGGGCGTCGAAGCGGGCATCTTCACCCCGGCCTTCGTTCTCGACCAGCTTCGCGACCACTTCGGGTATGAGTTCCCGGCCGAGATGCTCGCCGACGTCGAGAAGGCGGCCGAGACCAAGGCCGCGCAAGCCGACGCCTTCGCAGCCCGAGCGGGCGCCGAGGTAGCAGCCGACGAGGGCGAGAACCCGGATGCCGCCGAGTAAGAGGACTCCAATCGTCGAGTACCTCAAGACTCAGCGGAAGTGGGACGCCGTCCTCAAGGGCATCCTCGAGGACGCGGCCCGAGACCTCGACCGCGAGATTCGAGCCCTCGACGACACGGCAGGCCCGCTCGCCCGCGCTCAGCTTCTCGCTCAGCGCGCTTCGATCAAGGCGCACCTTTCGCAGGACTTCGCCGACATCGGCAAGGTCATCCGCGAAGGGCAGAAGGACGCGGCGGCGGCGGCCTCCCTCGTCGTGAGTCAGTTCGAGGACGATCTTTTCTCGCTGGTGATGGACCCGGAGAAGCGCCGACTCATAGCGATCTCGGAGGCGCAGCGGGCGGCCTCGAGCGTCCAGACCGTAATGGCTCGCCTCCAGATTAGTCAGCGGACCCTCTCTTCGCAGGTCTACGTTACGGCCGCCGGAGTCAACTCGCAAGTCGACAAGGCGATCAACTCCGCGCTCGCTCGAGGACTCTCCGCTCGAGAGTTCGCCCGGGAGGTCAAGCAGTTTGTCAACCCCGATACTCCGGGCGGCGCGTCCTACGCCGCGATGCGACTCGCTCGGACCGAGATCAACAACGCCTTCCACGCGACTACGATTCAGCGATTCCAGTCCGCGATCTTCGTCGATAACGTCGAATGGAACCTTTCGAGTAGCCACCCCGAAGGAGATCACTGCGATACGCTCGCCGACGAGTCGCCCTATCCGAAGCGATCCGTCCCGGAGAAGCCGCACCCGCAGTGCTTCTGTTTCCTTACTGCGGAAATGCCGAGCGAAGACGATTTTATTGACAATCTATTCGCCGGTAAGTATGACGAAGCCGATTGGTCGGATGACGTGATGACTGGAGAGGCGGGAAAGGCTCCGACGAAGCCGACTAAGCCTCTCGGCCCGACTTCCGACGAGATCATTCGGAACGCCGAGAAGATGTACGGCACCGGATCGAAGCAGCATATGCAAGCCATTAAGAAGCAGCTAATGAATAATAAGAAGCCGATGCCTAATCCTCCGTGGAAGCGATAGGGCTTGCTTATCCGGTAAGATTCCTGTTACCAAGGACACAGGAGGACTACTATGAAGAGTTGCGCTTACGGGCTGAGCCTGGAAGAGCTTCTGAGCCGAAAGGCACTCCCGCCCATCTTCGGATCGGACGGCGACGGCGACGAGGAGACGTCCGAGACGGACTCCGAGGACGAAGACGGCGGCGACGACACCGAGAACGAAGACGAGCAGTCCGACGACGAAGACACCGAAGACGAGGATGAGGCTGAGTCGAACCCCGTCATCATCGGCCTCACCGAAGCCCGCGACCGCTACCTCAAGCAGCGGAACACGGCCCGAGCGGAACTCAAGACCGCGCAGGGTCAGATCGCGAAGCTCGAGAAGGACGGCACTTCCGACAAGGAGGTCGTGGCCAAGCTGAGCAAGGCCGAGACCGATCTCGCGAAGGCCACCGAGACCACGAAGGAACTGCGCCTCAAGGTCGCCTTCCTCTCGACGAACGGGCCGACCTGGAAGGACGCCACCGCGGCGCTCCGACTCGTCGACATGTCCGACGTCGAGATCGACGACGACGGCTCCGTTCACGGCATGGATTCCGCGCTCAAGGCGCTCGCGAAGAAGAGCCCGTGGCTCCTCGCGACCGACGAGGACCCGAAGCCCAAGCCGAAGAAGACCGGCGAGAAGCCCGCCCCGAAGAAGGGCACCGAGACCGCTGCGGAGAAGAGGGCTCGCGAGGCCAAGCTCCGCAACAAGTTCGGCATCCGGCGCTAACGCCGTCCATCCACCTCATCTTCCTCGAAAGGAAACTCCAAAATGGCTCGTGTCGATAAGACCGATTCCGCCATCGGCGTCGTCCGCGCAGTTCTCGGCGCCGACCTCCCGACCGGCGACGTCGACAAGGTCATCGCGGTCGGCCTCAACGCCGCCGCGGGCGCCGTCATCAAGGGCGCGTCGAACTCCGGCATCGTCGGCGTCATGATCCCCCACCCCCAGCTTCTCAAGGCGGGCTCCCGCGTCGACATCTTCAAGATCGCCGACATCGTCGAGTGCGCCGGTCTCAAGCCGGGCACCACCTACTTCGCCGACAACGCGACCGGCGGTCTCGTCGAGTCCGTCGCCGGAGCCGCACCCGCCGGGGCGACCCGCCGCGTCGGCCACACCGTCGAGGCCGACCGCCTCATCATCACCCTCTAAGGAAGGAGAGCTAAAATGGATAAGCTCAACTGGATCAAGCTCTTCCCCTTCGGCATCCTCGAGGAGAACGTCCACGGCTCGGACGGGCAGTTCGGCTACAACGACAGCCGCGACCTCCTCCTCCCGACCCGGACGACCGACGGCGTGGACTACAACGTCGTGTGGCGTGAGTTCCAGGAGTCGATCGCGCTCCAGAACGCCTCGCGTCAGCTCATCATCGACCTCCTCACGTTCCCCGTCGTCGAGCCGATGGAGTACGTCCAGCAGCTGTCGAGCGCGAGCTTCGAGGTCTCGACCGAGTACGGCGAGCCCCGCGGCATCCGCCAGAAGCCGACGAAGTTCCGACTCGGCTACGACTTCGAGTGGCACGACGTCGCCCTCCGCTACACGTGGCGCTTCCTCTCGGAGGTCACGCAGGCGCAGGTCGACGCTCAGCACACCGCGATCCTCGACGCCGACAACCGCCTCATCTTCGGCAAGGTGATGGACGCGCTCTTCATCCCGGAGAACCGGACCGCCACGATCGACGACGAGACGGTCGACGTCTACGCCCTCTACAACGGCGACGGGACCGTCCCGCCGAACTACCTCACGAACACCCACGACGGCACCCACACGCACTACCTCGTGTCGGGCGCGGCGACCGTGACGTCCGGCGACCTCGACGACCTCCAGGAGCACCTCCGCCACCACGGCTTCGGGACCGAGAACGGCGTCCAGCACGTCCTCCTCTGCAACTCCCGCGAGACGAAGGCGATCAAGAAGTTCCGCATCGCGAACGGCGACGACTACGACTTCATCCCGGCCGCGGGCGAGCCGCTCGACCGCATCCTCGAGCCCGGCCAGCAGGTCGCGGGCAACCAGCCCGCTCCGAGCTACGCGGGCGTCCGCGTCGTCGGGAAGTACGGCGATCTCCTCATCCTGGAGAACGACCTCTTCCCCGCCGGGTACATCACGATCGTCGGCACCGGCGGCTCGGCCAACCTCAACAACCCGGTCGGCCTCCGCGAGCACCGCGACCCGAACCTCCGCGGACTGAAGCTCGTGAAGGGTGTCCAGCCGGACTACCCGCTCATGGACTCCTTCTACACGCGCGGCTTCGGCACCGGCGTCCGTCAGCGCGGCGGCTCGGCCGTCATGCAGATCAAGCCCTCGGGAACGTACACGGCTCCGGCCCGCTACATCCCGTAGCCAACTGGGGCGCCGTCTTCTTGGTGGGCGGCGCCCCTTCTCATCTCGCAGTATTCGAGAAAGGAAAGTACATGTCACGCACGCTCGACTTCTCGAAGCCGCTCACCCCGGAGGATCACCAGTACGCGCTCGAGCGCCCCTGGCTGATCCGCGACGCGGAGCTCAGCGGCTTCGAGGTCCAGGTGGAGGGCGACTTCGACGCCGACGA